TTTAAGCTTTATATCGCTAATGCTTTGGTGATGATGATAACTATGTCAGACATAGAGGTCATACTTAAGATACTTTTATTAGTTGTTACAATAGGATATACTGCTTTTAAGTGGTTGGCTGTTGTTAAAAAATACAGGGATGAAAAAAATAAGTGAACATATATCATATAAGGAGGCAGTCAGAAGTGACACAGCGGATAGATTAAACATAATTAACATCCCTGGAGAGACCGAATTGGATAATATGAGTACTATATCAGAAAAGATATTTGAACCCCTTAGAAGTCACGTAGGAGGTCCTATACGCATTAATAGCTTCTTTCGTTCAGTTGAATTAAACAAAGCTATTGGGGGAAGCTCTACTTCGCAGCACTGCAAGGGACAAGCTTTTGATTTAGATGACTCATATGGATGCATGAATAATGCTGAGATGTATAAGTTTGTAAAAGATAACTTAGACTTTGATCAGATGATATGGGAGTTTGGTGATGATGAAAATCCTAATTGGATACACATATCTTACATTTCCCAAGAGAAGAATAGGAATAGATGCCTAAAGGCTTGGAAAGAACATGGTAGAACTAGATACACAATAATATAATGGCATATAAACAACCACATAGCCCGCTGTTTGCTAAGAGTAAGCCGCCGGCCCCATCAAAAAAGAAATCTTTAGGTTACTACAACGAAGCAAAGCCAACCGGTACAGGTGCGGCTGCTGGAGGTGGTATGACAGAAAAAGGAGTTAGCAAATATAAAAAAGATAACCCTGGTAGTAAACTACAAACGGCGGTAACAACACCTCCATCAAAACTTAAACCTGGTAGCAAGCCTGCCAAAAGACGTAAAGCATTTTGTGCTAGATCTAAAAGTTGGAAGAGTGATAGAGGCAAGGCTGCTAGAAGAAGATGGAACTGTTAATAATAAATAAATAAACGAAGATGAAAGATAAAAGTATGATTGATATGGCTGGTACCTCTATGGGCTCTGGAGTAAAAATGTGTGGAAGCCAAGTAGGTAAGCATATGAAAATGGGTGGTCCAAAGATGATGGGCGGTGATGGAAAGAAAGGCTTTAGAGAGTCATTTGCTGCAAATAAAAAAGCTGGTAAGAAAGAGTTTAAGTACGAAGGTAAAATGTACAACACAAAAACTGCTGAAGAAAATGCAAAAGGGATGAGTGACAAAGGCTTATATAAAGCATTTGAAAAAGCAGAGGCTATTGTAAATTCTTTTGAAAATGTACCTGGCTCCTCTAAACTAAAATCTAGAGAAGAACAATTTAATTCTTATTTAAACGAAGGTTTAAAAAGGGAAAGTAAAATGGGTGGTGCAAAAATGATGGGTAAGAAGTCTTACGGCAAGTAATGGCATTTAAACTATCTAACCCACCATATAACAGTGAGCCGACCCCAGTCTATCAAGCGGACTTGGGGCCTGGCGTTCTTGGGCAAAGTAATAACAACGGCACTATCATAATAAATGAGAAGCTAGACCCTAAGTTTCACAACGAGGTTATTGGGCATGAGGAAGTCCACATAAATCAAATGTCACGAGGTGACTTAGATTATGATGATAGCAACATTTATTGGAAAGGTAAGAAGTACTCAAAGAATAATCCTAAGATAGCTATGGCAAGTCCTGCTAATTCTCCTTGGGAGAAAGAGGCTTATAAAAAATCTAAGACTAAATATAAAGATACAAAATACAATGTCTAAAAAATTTAAAGATACAAAGCTTGGTATTTTCTTAGGTAATACAGCACCGCACATATTGGAAGTTGCAGGAGACTTGTTACCAAATGCAGGTGTACTAGGAATAGTTAAGAACCTAATTGAAAAAGACGATAAGATTAAACCTGAGGACCGGATGGAAGCGCTAGCCCAAACAAAAGAAATGTATGAGCTAGAAATAAAAGATAGGGACTCGGCTAGGAATAGAGAGATAGAAGTTAAGAAGACTGGTAATAAGGATATTATGATGACTTTTACCGGGATTGTTGGCCTTCTGTCATTTATGTTTATTATATATGCTGTTGTTTATGAGGAGGGTGTTTTGCATAATGATCTATTTGTACATCTGATGGGTATGGTGGAAGGCGTAGTAATTTCAAACATATTTGCCTATTACTATGGTAGTAGTGCAGAAAAGTAAAGAAAAGCAAGTAATAATAAGAAGTAACTAATACAATTAAATTTAATATAATGAGAATAACAGATGAAGAGCTAGAGCTCATCAGAGGGCAACAAACAAAAATTGCTCAGATTAAGCAAGACATCGGGACACTAGAACTTAGGAAACACGAAGTAATAGGCGTTATGCTTGATGTAAATCAAGAAGTCGAAGAAACAAAAACTACACTTGAAGAAAAGTATGGTCGTGTAAACATTAACCTTGACGATGGCAGTTATACTGCTGTTGAGGAAGAAGAATCTAAGTAATGAGTAGTGTTATAAGAAAAATCAGTATAGGATCTGATTATAAAAATGATGCGATGCACTACTCCGTTGGACAGCAGGTGTATGGTGGTCATGAAATATCTGATATTCTCTTTGATGAGAAAGATAGCTCTTATAACATATACATAAAGAAAAGTGATGAGATCTTGCCTTGGAAAAAGTTCAATAGTAATATGGCTATTTCAGTCGAATACGACTTACAGTATTAATGAAAAGTATCCACGATTTTATCGTAAAACCCATTGAGGGTCGATACAACAATACTGTCAAGGTTAATGAGATTGATTTAATAGTTAATACTAGGATAGAGGAGTACAAGAATGTAAGTAATGTTGCTGAAGTTGTTGCCTTGCCATTAGCTATAGATACCGATATAAAAATTGGGGATAAAGTTATTTTACACCACAATGTATTTAGGAGGTTTTATGATATTAGAGGGAACGAAAAAAACAGTAGGAGTTTTATTAAAGAAAATATGTATGCTTGTTCACCTGAGCAAATATATATGTACGGAGCAAATAAGGCTCATCTGGATTATTGTTTTGTAAAACCTTTAGTAAGCCATGACATTTTCTCTTTAGATAGAGAGAAGCCTCTTGTAGGATTGTTAAAGCACGGAAACAAAGGTCTTGAGGAAATGGGTATAAACGAAGAGGATTTAGTATCCTTCAGGCCAACGTCAGAATTTGAGTTTATCATTGATGGCGAACTATTATATTGTATGAAATTAATTAACATTGTTGCGAAACATGGACGTAAAGGAAACGAAGAGGAATATAATCCAAGCTGGGCAAAAAGCAGTTGAGGAATTAATAAAGGTTGCTAAAGAGGCCATTGTTGATTCAGACGATGACTTAACAGCGGACAAATTAAAGAATGCTGCAGCAACTAAAAAGCTAGCAATATTTGATGCCTTTGAAATTCTAAACAGGATTGAGCAGGAGGAAGAGATGTTAGAGGACAAGCCTAAAGACGACACTAAGAAGAAGAGTGAGTTTAAAGGGTTCGCAGAAGGTAGAGCTAAATTCAGTTAATATGTACGAACAGACACTATATAAAGTACTGGACAACTACATAAAGGCATCTACAATAAAAAAGAAGAACAGGCACAAGTCCTGGAAGTACGGTTATGATGCAGATCATGACATGGTCATTATAAGTAAAACTGGTAAGATAGGAGAGATTTACGAAATACAAAATCTCAAGATAGCTTTACCTGCTGAATTTGAAATTCAAAACTTTAAAGGCCAGCGATGGGTTAACACAGAATACCCTAAGGAATTAAGTAGAATAAAAACAATCTTTGATTGGAAGGACTATCCTGAAGATTTTAAAGAACAATGGTACGACTATATTGAGAAAGAATTTGAAAGAAGGGAACAAGGATTTTGGTTTAATAATAAGGGTAACCCTACTTACATTACTGGTACTCATTACATGTACTTGCAATGGTCAAAGATTGATATTGGGCCACCAGACTTTAGAGAAGCAAACAGATTGTTTTATATATTCTGGGAAGCCTGCAAAGCAGATTATAGATGTTTTGGAATGGACTACCTTAAAAACAGACGGAGTGGATTTTCGTTCATGTCATCTGGAGAAATTGTCAACCTCGCAACTATGTCTACCGACTCTAGATACGGCATACTTTCAAAGTCAGGGCCTGATGCAAAAAAAATGTTTACCGACAAGGTTGTACCAATATCAGTCAATTATCCGTTCTTCTTCAAACCCATCCAAGATGGTATGGATAGACCGAAAACAGAATTGGCATATAGAGTCCCTGCTTCAAAACTTACAAGGAGGAAACTTGACGCTAATGAGAACCCAGAGGATCTCAAAGGATTGGATACTACGATTGACTGGAAAAATACAGGTGACAACTCCTATGATGGAGAAAAATTAAAGTTACTTGTACACGATGAATCTGGTAAGTGGGAAAGACCTAACAACATACTTAATAACTGGAGGGTAACAAAAACTTGTCTTAGATTAGGTAGCAGAATTATTGGAAAGTGTATGATGGGTTCAACATCAAATGCTTTAGATAAGGGAGGTGACAACTTTAAAAAACTATATTATGCATCAGACGTTACAAGAAGAAACAGCAATGGACAGACTGCTTCAGGATTATATTCTTTGTTCATACCTATGGAATGGAACTACGAGGGATACATTGATTCTTATGGACTACCTGTATTCGATACTCCCGAAGAACCAATCGAAGATCAGTATGGAATACCGATAACAACAGGTGTAATAGATTACTGGAATAACGAAGTAGCTGGTTTAAAAGAAGATCAGGACGGCTTAAATGAATTTTACAGACAGTTTCCTAGAACAGAACAGCACGCATTTAGGGATGAGGCAAAAGAATCTTTGTTTAACCTAACAAAAATATACCAGCAGATAGATCATAATGAATCTATGGCTGCTAGCACATTGGTTACAAGAGGAAATTTCCAATGGGAGAATGGTATTAAGGACACAAAAGTAATGTTTATGCCGCACAAGGATGGCAGATTTTACGTTTCTTGGATACCACCTTTGGGTATGCAAAATAGGATTATAAATAAAAACGGTACCAATTACCCTGGCAATGAGCATTTAGGGGCTTTTGGATGTGACAGTTATGATATATCTGGCACGGTAGATAGTAGAGGATCTAACGGAGCATTGCACGGATTAACTAAGTTTAGTATGGAAGATGCTCCAAGTAACCACTTTTTTTTAGAGTACATTGCAAGACCCCAGACAGCAGAGATATTTTTTGAGGATGTATTAATGGCTTGTGTATTTTATGGTATGCCAATACTAGCAGAGAATAACAAACCAAGGTTATTGTATCACTTTAAGAATAGAGGATACCGAGGCTATTCGATGAATAGACCAGATAAGTTATATAATAAGTTGTCTGTTACAGAAAGAGAGATAGGTGGTATACCTAACTCAAGCCAAGACATTATGCAAGCACATGCTGCTGCAATAGAAACATATATAGAGGAACTTGTAGGAATTTTAGGTG